AGCGGAGTCGATAAACGGCATTGTCACAGGTCTTGCGGCCGTGGCGACATCCGCCGAAGGCGTTGACTTCGTCAACCAGTCCTTCGCTATCATGGCGAACTTTCTTGCACAGCTACAGGAGTCGCTAGCGCTCCTTTTCGGCTCCCTGCTCAGTATCGGCACCGAGGTCAACAAGGCGTTCGGTAAGGATGCGGGCGCCGGCCTCGCAGATCTCATCACGCAGTTTGCGACGTTCCTGGAGCAGGCAGCCGCTTCGGGCGCTGCCGTCCAGTGGATCAATGATGCGCTTGCGGTCTTTCAGCAGATCGGCGAAATCTTGTCGCCGATCGTTGGCATCTTCGGCTCGATCGGCGCGGCTGCGCAGACCACGGGCGGCAACATCCTCGGGGTGTTCGGTACCGCACTCCAAGTGTTCGATGATTTTCTGGCGTCCGCTGCGGGGCAAGAAACGCTGGTCGCGCTCTTCGACGCGTTGAACCAGGTAGGCGCTGCCTTCGGAACCGTGCTCGCTAACATCGCTCCCGCGTTGCCTCCGATCATCGAAGGCATTGCGAGCATTCTTGGCGTAGTCGCTCCGCTACTCGGTCCGTTGTCCGAGTTGGTTGGTTCTGTCTTGACTGCCCTAGCTCCGATCCTTTCGGTCATTGCGTCGGCAATTCAGCCGATTATTGGCCCTTTGACTACAATCATCGAATTGCTCGGCGGAATCCTCGTTGAGGCGATTACGGCCGTTATGCCCCTTATTGAGGTACTAGCGGAGCTTTTGGGCGGCGCGCTTGGCGTTGCTCTTGAAGTCATCGGCGCAGTACTGCAAGCCGTAGCGCCGATCTTCACTGTGTTGTTCGAAGCCCTCGCGCCGATCATCGAAGCCCTGACGCCGCTTATCGAGATCTTCGGAGTGATCGCCGAAATCGTCGGATCGGTGCTCGCGCCGATCATTCAGGTACTCGGTGACATTCTGCTATGGGTCGTTGACAACATCATCGTGCCGATTCTCGTTCCTGCCATCGAAATGCTCGCCGACATCTTGTCTATCGTGCTCACGGCTGCGATTCAGTTCCTGGTCGACAAATTCGAAGCAGCTTGGGAAGGGCTCGGCATCCTCTTCGAGTGGCTGCGCGGGATCTTTGAGAAAAAGATGGACCAAATCAGGCTAGTGTTCGAGGTCCTGAAAATCGCCCTCAAGGCCGGTGCCGACTTCATCAAAAACAGGGTGTTCGTCCCGATTCAGAACACCGTGGAGGCTGCCAAAGCGGTCATTGGTGTACTCATCGATTCAATGCGCACAAAGTGGGACGGATTCGTATCGTTCATCAAGGGCATCCCCGGTAAGATCAGTGGCGCGCTCAGTTCCATGTTTTCCCCGCTCTGGGAAGGTTTCCGTTCTGCAATCAACTCTGTGATTGGCGGCTGGAACAACCTGTCATTCTCGCTTCCCTCTGTCGACATCCCCGGAGTGGGCACGGTCGGCGGTGCCACGCTCAACACACCGAACATTCCCTACCTTGCGGGTGGCGGTCTTCTCACGGGGCCCACGCTCAACGTGGCAGGCGAGGCAGGCATGGAAGCCGTCTTGCCGCTTGAGAACAATCGAGTCATGGGCATGATTGCCTCAGCGATCACGCGCGCCGGTGTTTCGAACCAAGGCAATACGACAGGCAATGGCACCGTGACAGCCACAGGAATGAGCGGTGATAACTACTTCGTTGTGAAGATCGGCGAACGTGAGATCACTGATATTATTGTCGAGAAGCAGAACGAAATGAATCAAGACCAACTACGCCGCGCACGTGCGGGAACCGGAAGGCGTCTCTAGATGGTTACCCTCACTGCGACCTACCTTGACGACCTCGGGCGCGTCCGCCTCACTGCCGGAGCATTGCTGCCGAACGTTCCCTACACCTTGCAGCGGTCCACCGATGCCGAGCCCACGTGGGTTGACGTGCGCGGTGGGGGCAACATGTCTACGGTCGGCGTCACGATTGTGGACGACTACGAGTACGACCCGAACGTGGAGAATCACTACCGACTCGTAGTGCCTGCGTTCTACGACTCGTTCAACCGGCAGCTGCCCGCCCCGATCGATGAAGGCTTCGAGACGCTTCCGCTCGACGTGACCATCACGCAGGGTGCGGTTGGGGACATGCACCTAGAAGTGCCCGGAACTGCGGGTAGCCGAAGCTCGACGCCGGACAACGCCGCGCTGGACATCACGGGAGACATCGACATCCGGGCCACGGTTCGACTGGACGACTTCTTTACCGGTAGCGCGATGTTCGTCAGTAAGGCCGGAGGCGCGGGCTCACAGCTCTCATACCAGTTCGGGCACCAGGTGGGCAACCTGATCTTGCGCGCCTCCACGGGCGGCGCGGTGTTCAACGTCAACGCGACGAACACCCCGAACATGTCGACCATCTTGCAGTACCAGCGCGAGTGGATCACGGTGCGAGTCACGCGAGTGGCCGCCACGGGCGTGACAACGTTTTACTACACCCGGGGCACGATCGACGCAGGACCGTGGACACAGATCGGATCAACGTCCGCGACGACTGCCGGAAACCTGTTTTCCGGTACCGGCACGCTCTGGGTGGGCGAAGATCAGACCGGAGCTATCTCCCCTATAAACGGCGGTGTCCGTCGTGCCCAAGTCAGAAACGGTATCGGAGGTACCGTCGTTGCGAACCCGGACTACACGGCGCAGGCAGCGGCTACCGTCAGTTTCGCCGACTCTGCCGGGCGCACGTGGACGCAGGTAGGCTCCGCAACGATTACCAACGCCATCCAGTCGTCCGCCGCATGGGCTCGCACCACTGCGCAGGCGCATACCGGGTCGTGGTCTCTCCAGTCCGGCACGATCACGCACAATCAGGTGAGCGACGCCGTTGTCACGCTCCCCGCTGGCACCGCTTCAACGCAGTTCTGGTATCGCGTCGATGTCGAAGACAACGTTGACTACTTTCAAGTATTCAAAGATGGAACCTTTGTTCTCCAGGTCGAAGGGTTCCAAGACTGGACACAGAGTGCGGTTATCGACCTCACTGGTAACACAACGCTGACTTTCCGGTACTACCGAAACAACGCAGGTAGCGGCGGCTCCGATGCCGCTTGGGTTGACGATCTGACCTTCAATATCGCGGCATCTGCGGGCACGACGTGGGGAACGGCCGATACCGGACAGACCTACACAACAAGCGATGTCGACGCAGGAGCCTACGCCTACGTGAACAACGGCATCGGCGTCATTGGTGACCCAACCCCGATCACGGACATTTTCGAACTTGACGCGCCCACCGATCCCGCTGCGGTCAACGCAGAGATGACGTTCTCCGCGATCCAGCCGGCTGCCACGCTTGACGCTATCGTGGAATACAACATGGGGCTTCGCGGTACCGACGCGAACAACTACTATGAGGGTCAAGTCCTGTTCAGGACTGACAACACGGTAGCGCTCCGACTTGCCAAGTGGGTAGGAGGCGTATACACGGGGCTCGTCGCGGTTCTACAGGTGGGCGAGTGGACCGCCAACATCCCGTGGTATGTCCGCTACCGCGTCAACGGCACCGGTCTCATGATCCGTGCGTGGGCGTACGGCACCGATGAGCCTCGCGACTGGCAGTTGTTCGTGTCGGATACGACGTTCGCGACCGGTTCACATATGCACGTGCGTGCCCGCAAGGCTGGTGGCGCGGCCTATGAGCAATGGTTCGGGCCGATCGAGATCAGGGCGATTCCCGACCTGGTGGCCGCAACCGCTGAGATCACGCCCGTGCAAGATGAGGTGTGGCTCAAGTCGGTGGCCTATCCACTGTTCAATCAGGAACTCGATTGCACCGACTGGGATGCTGTCAGCTATGACGCTCGGGTTGGTCTCTATGACGTCAAGGGCCGGTTCGAAATCCTGGCAGTGACCGACGTGGGTTCGTCGGGATCGTTCGGGCTCACGTTCGTGTCCCAATCCGAGGCGCAGAACCGGGCGATTCTCGCCCTGCTCACCTACGGCGGAGTCCTGTACTTGCAGCCTCCCGGTGATCAGGATGAAGACTGCGCCGTGGACTTCTCGGGGTTGCCGTCCGGGTTCGTCGTTCCCACGGGCTACACGAAACCGCACTCCATTCGCGGACAATCCATCTGGGTTTGGAATGCGGCGTTCACGCAGGTTGCGGAGTCGGACGCGGCGAGCATCATCCCGACAACGATCACGTGGACAATGCTTTGGGCGATCATCGGAGAGGACGGAACCTGGGAAGACGTATGGGCCATGTGGCCTACCTGGCAAGATGTCTGGCTCACGCAAGGCAACATTGAAGACTTCGAATAGGTGACACTATGAGCGATCGCGCGAACAACAGTCTGGCAGCGCTACTGACACCGACCCCAGCGAAAGGTGTGCAGTTCTCTCAAGCCGTTGTCATGACCTGGGACCGCGTACGCGGAC